AACACCTGCTCGCATACCTATAGCAGCTAACATTTTCATTAAAGGTTCTACTGTTAAAAATCCTACATCAGGAGTAAACTCACCTTCTGCAAATCCAGTAAATGTTAATATTCTAGCTAGTGCTTCTATAGGAACACCAGCTTCCATCATAGTAATCATTTCTTGTGCAACTTCAGGATCAGTTAATCTATCCCAAAATTTTTCTATTGCTTCAATAGGGTCTGTTGTTTTTGGTGGATGTTCCCAAGGATAATTACCTGGTTCATCAGTTAATGATTGACCTGAAATAGGTGCATCAAATGGATTATATTCTGCTTCTGTTATATTATCGTTTATTAATTTTGACATTATTTTTTACCTAATGATGCGTAATATCTTTGAACTGCAAACTTACGCATTCTTGAATTCCATGCTCTTAAATAGTCTTCGTAATTATTTGTTCTACCTACTTGACCTATCTTAGTTGCCTCTCTAGCACCTGGTGAACTCATACCTATTCTACCAGATAATCTTTGATATCCAGTTTTCATCATTTTTAAATTATTCATGTAATTATCATAAGCTGCTTTTCTATTACCATACCCTGATAAATCTTTTGCTGAACCCCTTACCGCTTTGCCTAATTTATCTAAAACATACCTTGGTGATTTCTTAAATTTACCATCTTCATAAGTTCCTCCTGGATTAGGATCCATAGCATCTAAGTCTCTATCACCCTTACCAAAAGATCCAAAAAAATCACCTGTTGCTTTAGATGCAGTACGAAATATATCTTTAACTTTACTTATCATTAAATCTCCTAATTAAGTTTTTTAAATTCAACATCTACTTTAGAATAATCAACCATGTAAAATCCATCTTTATCTTTTGTAGTTGCCCAAGGAACTTCTTGTGCCATAACACCTTGATAGATATCTTCACTACCATTGTATTTAAATGAATACATATTAATTCCCATATCTGATACACCAATTAATTTGATGTCAGTTTTTAATCTAATATCACTATATTTAGAAAATACAGACATACCAAACTGACCAAGCATTCCATATAGTGCAGTCTTTTGTGCATTGTTTTGTAAATCTAAACTAGTTGTTCTTTCTAAAGCAGCCACTGCTAAATTATGATTTCTATTAGCTTCATTTTGAGAAGAAGTGTTTACCCAAGATGCTTCATCTCTCCATTGTTGCCATAATGCTGATAATGCATAGTTACTTAAATTTAATAAGTTTTCTGCATTAGTTTGATTAGCAGCATTTACTGCAGCAGTGTTTGCAGTATTAATTTGTCTTCTCCAAGTTACATTTGATTGGTCAATAACTCTTTGATTTTCTACATTAAATTTTTGTCTTTGTGCATCAAGTGTTGCATTAAATTGTGATATAGCAGCTTCTCTTTGTGCGTTAGCATCTGCTATAGCTGTAGTATTTTTAGCATTTAATGCTGATACTTTATTTAATTCAGCAGCATTAAACTGATTCATTGCATCTAATCTTTTTGCATTCTGTTGTTGTATATTATTATTTAAACTACTATAGAATTGATTAACTTGATTTTGACTAGTAGCATTAAATTGTAATGCAGCATTTCTAGCAGCATTATCAGTTAGTAATACTTGCTGTCTTGCCTGTAAATTTTGTAAATTAGTTTGTTGGTTATTAGATAAATTAGCCATATCCATTTGTAGATATGACTGTGCATTAACAACAGCAGCTTGCTGGTTATTAGCTAAGTTTTGAAATATAACTTGTTTATATGTATTTGCATCTGCTTGTGCTATTGGTATTGATGATCTTAATATACCTTCAGCTAATGCTTCAGCTAACATCGTTGAGGAACCTAATCCTCTTGCTTGCATAGTAGCTTTAGCAGCTTCAGCAGCACCTCTTGCAAATGCAGGTAAAGGTGAACCTTGTTGCAATGACGTTTCAATATCTTGGGATATACCTTCTAATTGACCTTGTACAGTTGCTCTTTTATCTAAGTTAGCTAAAGACTGGGTTGCAGCTTGCATAGGACTAGTAACAGTTCCTTGTGCTGCAGTTGCTTGTGCCGCTGTACCAATCGTTGCAGGAGTTACTTGACCCCTCGTAGCTGGCGTTACTTGAGCAACAGCTGTAGGAGTAGCACCAGTTGTCCCAGTTGCAGTGCCTGCCTGTGCAGCTGTAGTTTGTGCAGCAACAGTTCCAGTTACACCTGGAGTTGCTAGTAATTCATTTGATTGTACATTTTGAACCTGTGGGCTTATTGCTGTGCCTTGAGGTAATGTAGGTTTTGTTAATAGACTATCTATTAGACTAACAGCTTTTTTACTGCCAGTTTGTTGTGTTTGACTTGGTGTCAATGCACCTGGTTGAAGTGTCGTTGCCATTATCTCCCCTGTCTTCTATATTTTTTTGTCATTCTTTTTTCGTCTTTATTTAAATTTTTTTTGTGTCGTCTAGGTCTTTTTTTTGGTTTTGGTCGTGGTGTAAAATTTTTAAAATTAACACGAGCCATTGTAATTATGGTTTAGTTGGCCATGTAGCATTCTCACATTTTTCAACAGTATCTTTACCTTCAGGTAAATCTCTAAGTTCTTGACGATATGTTCTCATATCATCAGATAGAGTATTATCTGATAAAGCAAGATAATCTGTTTCTGCAAGAAGTCTATTTCTTTTTTCTCTAAGTCTAGCTAAAGCTCTAGCAGGAGCTGCATCAGCATAGGCTTTTTGTTCAGCGTCTCTAGCAGCTTCTTCTTCTGCTGTAAACTGTACTCTTATTCCATTTATGTTATGATATCTTACCATGTAATCTCCTTAATTAATTCCGTACAAAATTATTGTTCCCGCATCTATATTTCCTGATGTTCCCTCTCCATATTCTCCAATAAAACTTACAGCGTTTACTGCACTAGTTGTATTTATATAACCACCGTATTTTTGTGTCCATGCAGCAGGATAGTCATGCATATAAGCTGTTTCCATAATAAAATGTTTTGCAAATGTGGTTGATGATGGATTAAATAAATGTAAATATCCAGCTAAAGAACCATCATTATCACTTTCCATATTTAACCCTACTGCTTGATTAGCGGTTGATTGTGATAAATCTGAATCTGATTCATAAGCCATACTTGCAAAGTCACCATTTTCTGCGTGTCTTGCATAAAAAGCTGTAGTGGTTTTTGTAACGTTATAATTACTTCCACCATCTATACTAAAATTCATTCTTATATCTGGTTCTGAATTAGAATTTGGGTGAAGATTAACAAAATAAAAAATATATTCCTTATATGTATTATCTATTCCTGATGTAAATTGAACACTTGAAGTAGGAGATGAGATTGTTGTCTTTGAAATAAATGTCATAGAACCACTAGTAAGGCTTCCAAAACTAGTTATATTTTTTACTGATCTATTATTTAATTTAACTATGCTCATTAACTATCTTTTATCCCGTATAATTTTATATCTCCACTTCCCATATTTGCATCATTATATTTAAATTGAATTGCATCTAAAGCAGATACTGTATTAAAATATCCTGAAATATAAGATGCTATTAATACATCATCTGACATAAGTGAACTTGTTCGTGCAATAAAATGTTTTACAAAAGTTGTTGATGAAGGTTGAAAAATTGTAAGTTCACCAGATACACTTTTATCAGCTGCATTTGTTCCAACTTGTGGTGCTAACATTTGAAAACTTGTGCTTTGTTGCAAATCATGTGGAGTATAATATGCAAGAATTTGGGCTGAATCATCTTCATTATGATAAGACCAAAAATAAGTTGATGTTATATTTACACCATAACTACTTCCTGTATTTACTGATCCTTGAAATATAAAATTATCTTCTTTATTAGTATCATTAGAATGCATATTAAAAAACTTAAATTGATAAATAGGATAGGTATTATCAAATACTACACTTGAACTACCATCAACAAAAGATATTGTTGCATCATCACTAGCTGTTATAGTCTTAATGTGTGTCATAGCACCCGCAGGGAAACTAGCAGCACTTGTCACACTGCTTAAACTATTATCATTATATTTAACTAATGCCATATAATTTTATTACTCCATCAAAAGTTCCACTTTCAAATTTAAATTGAATTGCATCAACAGCACTTGTTGTATTACCATAACCAGCAACAAACGCTTCTATCGAATAAGGTGTGCTTGTATAGCTAACACTATTAAATGTGCTTAAAAAATGTTTTACAAATGTCGTATTTGACGGATCAAATAAATGTAAAGTTCCAACACAAGAATCATCATTATTACTAGCTGCAAAATTTTGTAATCTTTGAAAGCCTGTTCCCTGTGCTAAATCGCTACCACTTTGATAAGCAACTTCATTAGAGCCACCAGCTTCATTATTTGAAGCATGATAATAAGTAGTGGTTTTAGTCACGTTATAATTTGAACCTGAATCAACACTCATATTAAAAGTAAAACTTGATTGTGTAGACGGATGAATATCTATAAATTTAAATATATACTCTTTATACGTTGAATCTATTCCAGAAGTAAAACTTATCGTGGATGAACCACTAGCAGTTTGTGTAGAGATAAGTGACATTGATCCGCCACCTACACCACTTGGTAAACTTGTGATTGCTGACATGGAGTTATTGTTACAGAACAATACTGACATTTATTACTCCTCTTCTGGTTTTGGCTCAACGTATTTTGTTAACAATTCAGATTCTATTTTAGTAAAACCTAAATTTATTAATTTATCATAAGATGTTTTTCTTGCATTAAAAAGCGATTCTTTTTTTTCTCTACTTGGTTTACGTTGTTCAAAAGCTAATGTCTGTGAGTCTCTAAATTTTTTTTCCTCTTCAACAGACATTTCAACTAATTTTCCATCAATTGATTTTTTCATTATGCTTTTCTCCCATATAATGTATAGTGATACTCACTTATATCACCACTATCATAAAATAACCTTACATTAGTTGCGGCAGTTGTTGCTGTTGTGTGTAATATACCTGTTCCAAAAATTGCTCTAAAATTACCACTTCCGTCTAATCTATAACCTTTCCACGAAGCAGTATTATATGATTGATAATTTGAATCTGCGATAGAAGTGTCTATTTCTATTGATAAATAACCACCCTCATTTACACCATTACCTTGATTTTTATTTAATACAATTTGTGCCTCATTTGCACCATGTTCTGGATCATTATCTGTATCACTATTAATATTAATATGACCCCAATAATAACTATTTTCAAGATAACTAGATCCTCCGTCTAAAGACAATCTTAATTGTGGATTAACATTATCATTAGTTGGAAAAAATCTTATAAGAAGCAAATAACTTCTAAATCCTGATGTTAAAGAAATGTCTAAAAGTGTAGTATCTGTTTCACTTTTTGCAGTAGATATTTTTTCAAAATCTTTTCCACCTACTAAACTTGCGTCTATTCTTTTAAGAGTTCCAGCATCACTAATTAAAAATTCATCTGTATCATCTGGTGCACTAGTTAATGCAGTTAGACCTGATATCATAGTATTATTTAATTTAGCTGCTGTAACAGTATCATCTGATGGTGCACCTATATTTAATACGTCACCTAATAAAATTATAAAATCTATAACATCACCTGTTGCTAAGTTACTAGCAAAAGTAATTGTACTACCTGAAATAGTAAAAGAACTACCAGGTTTTTGTAATACACCATTTAAACTAACTAGCATGTGAAATGCTGTTTCTGGTGTTACGTTTGTAGAATTAACTTGCATAGTATATGCTGCTTGTCCGTTTACTACGGATATAGCATCACAAACTTGAAAGTTTCCTACTATTGGTTGTTTTCCTATATAGGGCATTATTTCTCCTTAATTAATTTTACCTTGCATTTGCGGGTATACCATTTGAATTTACAAAGGGTGATTCTGCGAAAGCCATATAAACGTATGTATTTCCAGAACCATTTCTTGCAGTTGTTGTTCCTCTTAATTTAAAACCATTTGATAAAAAATCAGTATCATATGAAGATGATGTC